CGGCCTTTGCCTAGTCCTGGTCGAAAAGCTTCCATCACACAAGCCCAGCCCAGATCCTGACAGTCGAGGGCAACTTGCGTGACGGTTTCGTTGAGCTGATATTCTCGGTCTGTCAAGCAAATGAACTTGTGAGTCTTCGTTGTGTTTCGCTTGATCGCTCGCGCCAGCTTGTCCACCCATTCAGCAGAGTAGCCAGCGTTTGCGCTGTAGCTGGGTAGGTGTCGCTCTTTGCCGTTGAAAAGAATACAAACGATGTCCATTAAGCCGCTGCCTTTCGTCTACGCTGGTCCATGATTTGTTTCCGCCAATAAGCGAAGTTTCTAGGCCAGTGGCGTTTGATTGCGAGTTCGCCAACATACTCGAAGTCCAGCCGCTCGGCCTCGTAATCTGAGCCAGAAACAAAAATCACAAACCACTTCGCCACATTCTTGCTCGTCCGCTTCTTGATGCCGTAAGGTCTGCCGCTTCTGTCTCTCACCACAAAATAGGAATACTTCGTTTTTTTCTTAGCCATGCTCTTGGCTGTGGTGTTCTGCATGGCGTCAGGATTCGCTTGCAGATAACTAAGCATTTGCGTGATAGATCCTCTGGTAAGGTTGCCGTATTTGTCGAGCCGTGCCTCTTCGGATGGGACGGCATACCAATTTTTGGGCAATGCGCCTATTCGGTAAAGTGCTTTCTCAAATCGCTTATGTTCTCGGTCCTGTCCAGTGATATGCGGCAACAGGATTTCTTCTGCCGTCAGCGAACTACCCACAACGCCTTTCAGATCCTTCGCGTAGACTCTGCCGTTCTGGTCTTTGATGGAATACTCGACAAAGAGTGAGCCTCTGCGTCCTGGCTTCTTTTTGTTCTTCGGCACGATGAAAGGTGTTGGACGATCAAAGACGTCTTCCATTTCTTCGTAGAGTGCAAAACGTACATCGAAGAGCGTATCTCTGACTGCCTTTCCTACAGCATCCGGCATTTTCTTAGCGACTTGTCGCAGGTATTGCCTTGGGATTTTTAAGCCTGTGTCTCCTTTTAGCGGCATCTCTCTCCACCTGTTGACATAGTTTGCATTTGGCTAAATCGTTAAAAAAAACCTTCGTATTTGGCTTTTGGTAATCGCATTCTGGACAGACTCGAAGTGCTGCCTTTTTCTTTAGCTTTTCAAGCCTCTCTTCTAAGCGTTCGCTCAGAGGCTTTCTTCTGTCGAGCAAGGTGTAAAGCTTCACGTTCTGCTTCCTCTCTGCTAAGTCCGCCATCGAATTGCATGATTGCCGCTCGCTCTTCAAACCAGACGTATAGGTCAGGTTCTAAGAAGCGAAGTCGTTCAATCTCATGAAAAAGTTTTTCGTTCACGTTCATTGAGGCGCAGCGTTAGACGAGCGTCCGTGAATCGTCTTTATTGCTTTTGATTGAGCAAACCTGCTTCGCGTGAATTGCCAGCACTCGCTGTGTCTTTCCCTCAGTAGTTTAGAAAGACAAAGATTGCCAATCGTCACGCCTCAAAATCCTTGTAAAGCCGCGAGCCTGTTGCGCCTTCCTGTTGTTGATACTTTCCTGTGTACGGTTGAGCGGTTGGCTCATCCAACTGGAAAAAGACAATTTGGCAAATCCTCACGCCTGCTTTCAACAGGATTGGCTTTTCTGATTGGTTGTACAGTTCAAGCGTAATCTGTCCTTGAAAGCCTGAATCGACAAAGCCAGCATTTTGAATCTGTAAACCCAACCTTCCGACTGAAGAGCGACCAGCCACAAAAGCGGCTAGGTGATTCGGCACGCTGATTTTTTCCTGAGTGCTTGCCAGAACAAACTTCGAAGGTTCCAGTAAAAAGTCTTCAGTCTGAACGTGCTGGTAAACGGATTCTGAATCTAAGAACAAAAACTTCTGCTTGATTCCCAACTGGCTGAAGCTGTTAGACAAGTGCAAATCAACACTACATGGCCCAACCTGAGAGAATCGTGGCAAATGCCCCAACTCTTTAAGTCCATTCAAAGTTTGGTGAGATAAGATCATCAGTCAGCCCAATCAAAATCGTCGTTTGGTGAATAAATCCGTATTTGTCCTTCGGTTCCCCATCGTTTTGAGGCGTGAACGTCCCAGATTTCTTTGTCTTCTTTTCTCAGTGCGTCTTCTAGGGATTTCAGGAGGTTGGACAAATCCGGTGTTTGTTTGTGTGGTTTCCCGTTCATCAGTGACTTCTGGCGAATCGACCAGCTTTTGGGCATGGGTATAACAAATTCAACCGCGAAGCTGTCCGGCAGAACAAACTTCATATCCATCGCTTGATAACGAAGCTCATCTGCGAAAAGTCGGTATCTGAGCGTTGACTTTGAAGGCGACCACTTATCCCGTATGCTCTGCCTTGGCTTAGGAACTGGTCTGATTTTAAAGGTAATCAAGCAGCGACCGTCCGCACTAGCTTCGCAAAATATTGGCTTGGTGAATCGGTTTTGCTCGGTTTGTCTACTTTCACAGGTGTCTCGTCTTTCTTCGTCCAACGAACGATTGAATCTGAATCCAGCCAGAAGCCGAAAGGTGCGCGACCAATGGCCTGAAAGAACTTCTGGCCTCCGCATGGGTCAAGGCGTTTGCCTGTCGCTTTTAGTTCTGCTTCCTTGATAAGCCACTCGTCAGGTGTCTTACAAGCTTGGGTTCGGTTGCTGGTGTTGCGTTGTGCGTAACTGCGAAAAACGGCAACGGTTGGCAAGAAGTCACTCTTGAACTCTTTGACCATCCGATTGAATCCTTCTTGGATTTGCTCTTCACTCAGGTCATCAAGTCCAATCTGCCAAGCTTGAGCGAGTTCTTGGCTTGGCTTGGTTTTGTAGATTGCGCTTAGTTTGCGTAGAAGCTCGAGCGACTGCATTGGCTATCTCCTTGAAGTTGTTGTTCGATCAAATCCCATTCGTCAGGCTGGTTGCTTGGTGAGGCTCGGCTTGGTTCCTGGTGTTGTTCAATCAAGTCTTCGACTAAGAACCGTTCAGCGTCCTTGGTGTAGCTGTCGCCACATTCTGCGAGGTAGTGCTTGGTTGCGATTTGAATTTCAGCAACGCTGAACTTTGCCAGCAGCTTCTTGAAGTTCTCAAAGGCTTTGGCTTTGCGTCCTGGCTTTCTGGTTGCCTTAGCTTTCCAATCGTCCCACCAGCCTTCAAAGTGCGTAATATATTCAGTGTTTCTTTTGTTATTTGTTTCTTTTGTTAATTCTTTATTTTGTAGCTGGCGATTTTCCTGACTAGGTTTTCCCTGACTAGGTTTTCCCTGACTAGGTTTTCCCTGACTAGGAAAATCCACGTTAGGTTTTTCTAGGTTAGGCATTTCGTCACGAACACCTGAGAGCAGATAAACATAATCCCCAAGCTTGCCATCCGGCTTGCGAACTCTCGGACCACGCTTGATGTAGCCAGACTTCAGCAGTTCTTCCATTGCTCGCTTGGTGGAGTCATAGCCATCTGTCGCATGATTGGCTAACTCACTGATTCGGATGTTCCAGTTCTTCGGCAGACTGAGCAGGTAAATCAGCAAGCCTTTAGCTTTCCAACTAAGTTCTGCGTCCTGAGCGGCTGCGTTACCGATAACAGTGTAAGGTCCGTCAATGCGTTTGCCTATCATGCTTACCTCTTAAGCGGCTTCAGTTGCGGTTGCCATCGTCTGAGCAATTTCCTGCTCAACCTGTTTCTGTATCAGCTTCAATCGGTCCACCTCGCCTTTTTTCAAGTCACCTCGTTTGGCGTAGGCATTTGCCAGACTGTTTGCCTCTTCGAGTGCTTCCTGAGTTTGGCAGGACTCAAACTGTTCTTTCAGCAGAAAGAAGGTTTGTGAGCCTTCAGGATTCACAACTTTTGGTGCTGGTGGTTCTTCTTCCTGTGCGTCCGGTTCTGGCGTGATGCCCGATAGGCCAAAGGCTAATCGTATCGCTTGCTTCATTGCGGCATGGCGAAGCATTCGGCTGGGGTATTGTTTCCAAGGTTGGCTTCCTGTGTTGCACTCGCTCAAGAACTCAGTCACCACGGTTGGTCGCTGACGGTCTTTCCGGTAAATCGTTGCGGTGACGCTCACCACTTGGCCTTTTTCATCCGTTGCATGATTGAATTCGATTCCGTCAAACTGCGGATGCTGATTCATAATCTTGTTCCAGCCATCGACACTCATGACAACGCTGATGCCTCCAGACTTGGCTGGAAAGGCGTAGATTTCTCTCGTCAATGGATTCAGGTTGTGCTGTTTGGCAACTGCCAGGAAAGCCGTAACATTCTCAGGTTTTGAGTTGTTGGGCATCACGGTCTTCATTAGAACTTCTTGCAGCTCTGATGGCTCAATAGCGCATTGCTGCGCAACTTGGACTAAAAGGTTGTCGTTGTTCATAATTCCTTTTTTAGTTTTTGGGCATATTCTTCGCCAAACTTGGCGCGGATCCTTTGAGCCGCAACCGTTGGGTCCGTTCCTTGGTTGATGGTGTAGCGTGAATAAGTGCGTGGTTGTTTATGCGTTTTTTCTGTGCGCACAGAATTTTTGCATAATGCCCTGCTTACAGTTCCTTGATTCACTCCCAACTCAGCAGCAATCTGCTGTTGGGTCTGGCCTCTCTCTCTTAACTTCTTGGCTTCCTGCGCTCTCATGATGATTTCACGCTTTTTTTTGGATGGTCCTTTTTTGCGAAGCTCATCAATAAGCTTTGCAGGTTCCTTTAGGTCTAGGCCAAACAGTCCAATTCTTTCAAAGAATTGTTCTGGTGAGTCTAGGTATTTGTCCTTCCAAACTTCGTAAGCGTAAACGTCTTCAATGACTTCCGGTAAATGCTCAATAATCTTAGGCAAATCAGAGTTTATGTATTTAGACCACTGACCATAAACTTCTGCTCTGCAAGGCTGATTTTGAACATTAACATTTCGTAATAGTGGGAACTCTCCGCTTTCAATCCTTACAGCAGCCACTTAGGAACCTCTCCACTTTGTAAGGTTGATTCCAAACCTTTGAGCCATTCATAGTGTTGTTTGCAGGTTTCTACCTCATTACTGACTCCACCTAAGTCACTTTTCTTGCGATAGTTAATGCGCTTTTTAATGTCGCCAATCATGCTTTTTTCAAATCGCTCAGACTTTTGTGCAACAACTTTTGCAGCCAAGTGTGTCACAACTGAGGTTGCGTTTTTAACGCTCTCCTGCCACTGGCGAGCAATGGATTCAGGATTCATTTTTTCGGCTTCCTGCTTCATCATTCTTTTGTATTCTTCGACTGCAACCTGATGGATCCAATGGTTTTCATCTTTCCAATCATCAACGCTTAGTCCTGGCGTCTTCATCGTGATGATCTTTTTCATTGTCACCACTTGAGGATCTCCACTGTTTATGTGGTCAAGGTCAATGTTGGCAATGTGAATCTTTGGCTCTTCTGGCAGTTCCTTGTATTCTTCAGAAGGTTCAGAACGTTCTTTTTCCTGTTCTTCAGACTTAGGTTTTTCATGGTCCATTGCATCCATGATAGCTTCGCCTAAATAACCTTGAGTCGCATACTCAGAAGATGAATCGAAATTGATATGTCCGGTAACTCCTGGTCTGTAGCGAGCAGCTCGCCCGTTCTCTTGATCGTTGCTGTTGTTCCATGAGGCTGAATTCAGATGAATTACTTCTGAGACATCAACAGAATCCAAGCCTTCTCCTGCCATCCCAACATGAACCAAAACATCCAAGGTATGCTCTCTTTCTCCGGTCAGTGGGTCTTTCGGTGGGCAAAACTTTCTTAGGATTTTCTTGTTTTCTTCGTTGCTTCTACCGTCCTCGCCAGTGCCTACCCAATCAACAGAAAGAACATCCTTAAAGATTTCACTAATCTGCCGACAAACCATTTCAGCATGAGAAACAGACATTGCCCCAACAATCGCTTGCAATCGAAAGCCAGTGTTGACTCTTTCCCGAATCATTCTTTCCAACGGTATGGAAACAAGTGGGCTGACATACTTAGGCGACCAACGCATTTTTCTTGTAATCAAAAAGGCGTCTATCTTTTCAGGTGATTCACCTCCAGCCTTCTTAATCAATTCACTAGTGCTGTAGGATTCAACATCACCTTCTTCATTCCGCACATCCAAGGTGTAAACGTAAGAATGGGAAATTAAAGGTTTTACGGCTTTTTCATCTTTAGCATCCCGATATTTCACCATTATATGAGGCTCACCAAAGGCACTGTCATTGTCTTTTCGGTTTGGTGTGGCAGACATTGCCAAAGTGAACTCAACCGGAAGACTAAGCACTGCCTTGCCCCAAACGGCATCAATCCCATAATGATGATATTCATCAACACAAAGCATCCAGCGACCACCAGAAGCTAGCAGTTCTTGAACAATGGTTTGTCCGTTTGGCTGAGTTAAGGCTTGAACGGTTATCGCAAAAATTTGCGCTTCGTTTCTTTTGTGTCTGTTAATTAACTTAATGCCCCAATAACTCACATCATAAACAGCAAGATTCCCATCTACACTTGCGTCTTCTAAATCCTTGGATCCACCTTCTTTGAATTGCTCCAATTGGCTTACAGACGGAAAGATAACCAGCAGTCGATTGACTCTTCCTTGATGCTTTAAAAGCGAATAGGATCCACAACAAACAAAAGTTTTCCCATATCCTGTTGGAAGCTTTATGTTTAGATACTTAGATCCTTTTTGTACTTCGTCAAATACTGCTTGCTGGCCTTCGCGAGCGTTTTTTCTAAATGACAACTTTTGCACAAGGCTTGGAGATTCCATATCTCTGTGACTCCTTTTTCGCTGAATGGCTGAATGTGGTCGACTTCAAATGAGTCTCCCAAGCTGGTCTGGCAGATGGCACAAAGTCCATCTTGTAAAATGTAAAGGTTGGTGCGTTGTGTTTTAGTGGCGAATCTCCTTTTCATAAGGTTTTTTCATTCGCGCCTTCCAGCCAGCTTGAGCTTGAGTTGAGAAAAGCTTTATCGCTTACTCCGGTACATGAATGGTTGCCCGTTTTTTTAGGGAGGATGGGCAAAACCGAATAACTAGAAGGCTTAATTTATTGAAAATTCATCCTCATATTCAGAAGGTTTTGAACCTTCTACCCACACTGGATTTAGGTATTGCGTGATCTGTCCACCTCTGCGGATGAACGCCAGAATCTCCGCTGAATAAATTGAATCAGCCGGAACTTCTGTTGAGGTGACTGATGCGTTATTCCACTTCTCTTTGACCTCAACTTGCTTCTTGGCCTCAATCTCTAGCTCTTGTCTTTTCTCAGCAGCCTTATTTCCAAAGTGGACTTTGCGGCATTCAGCGGAACAAAACTTTGCTCTCGACTTGCTCGTCACTGGCTTAAATTGCTTTGAACAAATCCAGCACTTTAAAAGTCTGTTGTGGTCCAGCCTTGAGCGATTTCTCTTAAGGTGGACAAGTCCGTTGCAGGTTGGACTGCAATATTTTTGAGAACCTGCTTTTGGTTGAAACGTCTTCTGGCAAACCTCGCATTCTTTGGGCTTTAACGTCCCAGGCATTCGAGGAATGGTTCCTCGAACGTAGGCTCGCCTTTTGTCGTTGATATAACGGCATTGGTGACTACATAGAATGTTTCGCTCAGTCCTAGGCTGAAACACCTCGCCACACTCAACGCATGGTCTTGGCTCAACAATTACCGTCTTTTTATAATGCTGGTTATAGCAACGAGTGCCGCAAAACCGCTGATCCTTACGAGTGGGCAAAAACAGCTTGCTGCAACGTTCACAGGCAATCTTTTGCTTTGCTGGTCGTACCTTGTCGCGATAACGTGCAGCGTTTTGCTTCTTCAGCTCATAACCGCATTTGTGCGAACAAGTCTTGTGGCTGCTGGACTTGCGATTAAATTTCTTGCCGCAAATCACACACTGCGGCTTTGTATGCTTGGCCTTCAACTCGTCAAGGCAGATTTCTCCGCAAACCTTTTCTTGGCCTTCGGTCAAAAACTTCAGGCCGCAATTCGTGCAGGTTTTAATCGTCAATTATTGCCTCGTAATCCCATGTGTCTTCGTTGAATGGATCGTCCATTCGCTGAAGCTTTTCTTCCTTTGTTATGTCTAGCGGCTTCAAATCTAAACAGTTTCGCTCATGCTTCTGGTGCGTCAGCTTTCCGCAACGACTGCATTCGTATAACTGGCAAAAGGTGGGCTCGCGCCTTTGGGACTGGCGAACACTTGCCCAATACGCTCTCTCATACCTGCGAGTTTCTTCTTTGAAGTTTTCGAGCGTTCGCATACTTCCTGTTGATGAAATACAAGCGGATTCGCCACCAGAGGCGTTTCCACCTTGGTGCGGTGTGGTGATTTATGATTCTGGCCTTGGACTTTTGTTCTGCTTTGACGAACACAGTGAGAACGGTAGGATTTACGGTCATGCTTCAACTCCATGTTGTGGTGGGGAAACGTTGCTCAAGCTGCTAGGAAAGACCCCTCTGACCTATGACTAAAACAACGTTTGTTTTCCCCATGTAGACTGCTCAATGAGCCATAGCGCTCCAGCCGGTTCTCCCAAACCGTCCAACTCGGTCAATGAGTTGAAATAACTATGGCTCAGTCAACAGGCAGCCCACGAAGAGGCTGCGTTTTGCTTTAACTGCTTTAACTGCTGTAATAGGTTTCCTTAGTCCATATGCCATGGACTAAATCTTCTTGATATTGCTTTCTCCATTCAGCCCTTCTTTGCCTTCGTTCTTCTGCGATTAGTTCCTTTTCTTGCCAATCCCAGATCATGCGCAAATCTGGCTGAATTAGTCTTTTTATAAAGTGCAAAGCTTTTTCAGAAAGTTGCTTTGTGACTTCACCTGAGCCATTGGCTCCTGCCATGGAGAATCGTTTTTTGATTCTCTTGAATTCACCTGTTTCAATGTTCAGACGATAACGCTCTGAAGTGATTGTGTTTGGGTAACTTTGAGTCCAGATTTCGTTTTGTTTATGAATTGCCATGTTCCTCTTCTAGTTAGTCCGCAATTTTTGAGTAACACGGCTTGCGGTTTGCCGTAAGCGATTGAGTTCAACCGCTCTTTCTGCTTGCGTTGCCTGAATAGCAACGTCAGCGGAAATCTGCTTCGACAACTTCTGCAAAATAAGATTGTGCTCTGAAATCATGTTCTTGATTTCAGCCAGTTCGGTTCTCAGTTCTTCGTCAATCATTCTGCAACTTCTGCAAAATTCTTTTGTCCCAGAGAATTGCGCCTTTGGAGACAAACTGTTTTGAAAAATCTGCAAACTTCTTCTTTCTGTGCCAAGTCCGCAACTGGTCAACAGAAATGCCTGAAAGCTTGGACAATTCTAGTGTTGTAAGTAGTTCCATTCTGTGCTGTAATACCGTTTACCGTTTACCGTTCAGCGTTGTTTCTTCAAATATTGCAGAAATTTGAAAATTAAATCAACGCTTTTTTTGCACTTTTTGCGTGGTTTTTTATGGAAGGTCAGCAAGTCATTGAAATCTTGAAGAAAAAACTTCAAATCAATGCTGATTACAAGTTAGGTGAAAAGCTTAATTTGGACAAAAGCGAGGTCAGTCGAGTTCGCAGAGGCCATCCAGCAAAAAAAATATTGCAGAAAGTTGAGGAAGTTTTTGGCTTGGACTTTTATGAAGAGGTGAAGGCAGAAATGAACAGAACAGATACAACGATCAACTTGAATTCTGAGAAGCAGTTACTGCAAGAGAAAGAGCGGACAATCACAATTCAGCAAAGCTACATAGATCGGCTGGAAAAAACGATTGAGAGGCTTGAAGAAGACAAAAAAAAATACCAGCCGACAATTGCACCAGAATGGGTCAATCAGCCGGACAACTGGGCAATCAGTCAAATCTGAGGGTTGAAGACCAGTAAAGTAGCGGTCTGCCTGTTTTTTGTTAATTTTGTTACAAAAAAGCTACCCCCCCCCCCCGAAAAGTTACATATTGAGCCACAAAAACGAAATCGTCTCAGACCAACGGCAAAAGGCTTATGTTGGTCAGTTGTGGATTAACAAGAAAAGATACCGTCGAGTTCTGATTCGTTTTGTGGAAGCTGAAGGATTAGAGCCTGACGAGTTGAACGCTCTGCTGGTCGAGCGATTCTTGAAGCTGAAAGAAAAGCTGAGTCGAGAAGTCGAGCGAGCAACTGATGAACAAGGTTTGTTTTTCAGTGAGTTGTTGGATTTGTTCCTAGCGCATGTACAGGCGAATCGTGACGAACGGACGGTTAATAAGTATCGGCAGCAGCTCAGTCGTTATCAAAAGATTGTAGCCGATTATCGGATTCGGTTGCACTCGTCAAAATTCACAGACCAGTTGGTTCTCTCATTAAGAAAAGCCGGATTAGGCGACCATAGTTGTAACTCTTATCTTCGAGCAGTTCGCGCGATTCTTAACTGGTCTTGGGAGCAGGGCTTCCTTCCTGCTGCGATTAAAGTCAAATCGGTTCGCTCGTCCAAGCCGCTGCCTGCTGTCTTCTCTCAAGAACAACTCGAAGATTTGCGGCAACACTTAGAACAAGGCTGGCAGGAAACTAGACGAAGACGGTTTCTAGCGCTGCTTCGGGCTTGGTGGTTTTTGCGATTCACTGGAATGCGTGGTGGCGAGCTGCTGGCGCTTAAATGGGACAATGTTTATCCAGACCGAATTGAACTGCGCTCAACGCGAGATTGGAAAGTCAAAGGTCGGAAAGACGCAATCATTCCAATCGCTGAAGATTTAAAAGATTTTATTCAGGCGCAGGATATTCAAGGCGAGCGTTATGTGCTGGACAACGGCAAAGGTAATCCTCTTTATAGTTCGCTTGGGGATTTGACCAAATCCATGAGGAAGGCGCTGCTAAAGGTAGGCATTGAAAACGCGAAACCGTTGCACTCGTTTCGTTCTACGGTTGCGACTGAACTATTATCTGGTGAAAGTTCAAATCCTGTTCAGGTTCAAAAACTATTGCGCCATCAGTCGATTCAAACAACCATGTCTTATTTAAATAGTGACCACTTGCAGCAAGTGGACTTGGTAAATAAGTTGGGAACTGGCGGAAACACTGGCAAGAAAAAATTGAAAGAATCCAGCA